CCGTACCCGCATCCAGCACATCGGTATCCACCTGGGCGGATACCAGCACATGGTCAGCCGGCAACACCAGCATTTCGATGATGTCATTGATCACCGGCAAAGCCTTGACCACGAACACCGCACGCTGTGACACATTGCAAGGACCGGCGTCGATGCGCGCCGGGGTCTTGCGAGTCACGATATCAGTTTGATAAAACGTCGCCATTTGTTGACTCCTGAAAAATCAATGGGCGGCCCGCGAGCCGCCCGCAAGGGTTAGAGCGAAGCGCCGGACGGATCGGCAATCGTCGAATCGATGGCAATGACGCCAAAATCCAGCGAGCCATAATCATCGGTCGTAAACGCGGTTTTTTTGACTCCGAAAATGCTCGATGTGGAGATCACCGCCTGGTTGCCGTTGTCACGGGTCTCCTCGTGCCAATCGAATCTGAGGTCAGTGCCAGGCGAACCGAACGCCACCACCCCCGCCTGCCGGCCCATGAACAACGCCCGGGCCGCCTGCACATTGCCGCCGCTGCCGTAGTCGTTGAAGCGGATAACCGCGCGATGCTGATGCAGTACCACGTTGTTATACATCCCGAGCGCGCCCTTGAAGATCGGGTTATTGCGCCCTTCCGCTGCCGCCGCCGCTTTCTGGATGTCCAGCCATTGCCCGGTCGTGGCATTGGTGCGCAATGTGTACTCTTGGAACGGATGGACCACACATACATAGTGCTCCTCACCGTCGATCATGCAGGGTTCCAGCGCCGGGATGCCCGACGCGCCGCCACCCATGACCGAAGCACGGGCGACGGCCTGATCGATAGAGGTCAAGGTCATGCCGTCGTTGATCGCGCTGGAGGTCGGCGCAACCATGGAGGCTTTAGCCGTCCCGTTTTGCATGATCTTGTGGTAGGTATCCGGCGCCACCAGCGGGTTGTTCGCCCGCCCGGTCCAGGTCGATGGAACGGTGTAGTCGGCATTTACCCCGCGCGAGCCGGACAGGTACGCGAAGAACTGTTCATCGAACACGCGGGACCACCACTCGGACTGCCGCGCCCGGGCTACTCGGCGCAGATCGTGAATGGTCCGCTTGCGGGTCATCCGGCCGCCGGTATTCACGCCACCGCGAGCCTGATCGATGTAGAGCGAATCGCTGTAGAACTTGAGGTCTTCCTCATTGCCTTCCAGGATCGAGTCACCCTCAACCGGCGCCATGCGCAACTGCATGACCAGATCGTAGGAAATCGAATCACCCGCATCATTTTCAAGATGCGGCAAAGTCTGCACGGGCGTCTGTGCCTCGATGCCCACGCCCATGAATTTTCTGTTGAAATAGCTTTTCCGGCCCACATCAACGGCCAGAAACGCGGAGTATTTTCGGACGGCCTTCGGGTCGCCCAAGCCAATAATGGTCTTAGCCATGGTTCATGCTCTCGTTACACTCCGGCGCTCCTGCGCCTGCTGAATGATCGGCCCGAAGCGCTCCTGCGCACCGTTCCAGTAAATGTGTCATTGCGGCTTGACCCCCAAGGCCGCCTGCCGCGCCGCCGGCGCCGGCCCGGGCCGGTCGATCTTCACCGACTCGTCCGCCATGACCGACACCCGCGCCATCGTCCCGCTCTTGCTTTCCAGCCGAATCGACGCCGGCCCCGATAGGGTCACGGTTTCCCCGACGCGCAGGTCAAGACTGAGGGTTTTCAGGGCCATCTCATCCCATCAAATAGCGTTCTTGTTGCTCCAGCGGCATCCTGGCCAGCGCTTTTTCCAGCGCCATCCCGGACAGCCGATCCAGATGCGAGAATTCCCCCTCGCCTTCGGGCTCATTCCCCGCTTCCGGCAACTGTGCCAAACTGATACCGGGCCTTCCGGCTTTGGCCCGCCGCGCCGCCAGGGCCTCATCCACCCGTGAACGGGGCTTGTCCGACGCCGGCTTGGCCGGAGCCTGCCCGATCCTGAACCGGGCCTTGACCATTTCATGGGCTTCCTTGAGAAACCAATCGGCGCTTTTGTCCGCGTTGTCCGGGTCATTGCCCAGGAACCGCACCGCTTTATCCCACTCGGCCTCCAGTTTTTTGTCCCCGTCGTAATCGACGCCCTCTTTGGCTGCCGCCCGCTTGAAATTGCGAATCTCCCGGTTCCACCATTCCTGCTGGTAGTGGTCGCTCACCCGTTGCACGGCCTTGATCTCGGCCCGTTCGGCTTTCAAGTCGGCCAGGGCATCCTCGATCTCGCGCACCTTGGCCCGATGTTCGCTATAGCTCGTTTCGCTATCCCCGGATTCGTACAGCGCCTCCAGCCGATCCCGCTCCGCCTTTAAGGCATCGATATCCGCGTCGATCTTGCCCAGGTCGCCCGCCGGGGTCAGCAGGGTTTCCCGCGTCTCGACCGGCGCCGGTCGTTCCGGCTCCTCGACTTCGCCCGCGTCCTCCGCGCCCGCCTCTTCGCCGCCGGTTTCCTCCGTGTCGTCTCCGTCATTGTCCAGGTCGTCGTCACCCACGGGAGTCGGGTCCAAATCCTCGCCCTCCAGGGCCTCGCGTTCCGCGTCGCTCAAATGGTCCAATTCGCTCATACTGTGCTACCTGCTGCTTGTGATGATTCCTGTTTGCGTTCCGCCTGCCCGCGCGCTTCCAGCAGCTGGGTCAAGTGCGCCACCTGTTCAGCCAGCATCCGCAAAGCCTCCTCGCCGCCCTCGCGGGTCATGGCCGCTTCAGAATATGTCTTGTCGGCCTGGGCCTGTTTCAACTCGGCCGCTGCGAGCTTGTCTTCCAGTTCCGCCCGCGCCATTTGCCCCGCAATGGCTTGCTGCTCCTGCTCTGCCTGGGCCTGGGCCTTCGCCTCGGCCTGCGCCTGGGCCTGTTCCTCTTCGCTCAGTTGGTCGGCTGGTTTCGGCATACCCAGGATTTGCCTGATTTCGTTGATGAACTCCTCCTTGTTCGGGATATCCGATAGCTCCAGCACATTTGGCAACAGCTTCAAACTGATTTCCGGCGGCAACTTGGTCGCCATGTCCATCAGCGACTCGAACATCGCCTGCCGCGTGGTCGCGTGGTAATCCTGTTCACTCACCACGAAATCCGCCTGTTCGCTGGTGATGTCATTGAGGAATCTCACCTCCCCGTCCGGCCCCTCGACCGGCTGATTCACCTCGATCCAATCCAGCTTGCCCTTCGCCCCGGTCAACCGGATCACCCGGGGTTCTTGAATAAACTGCTCCGCCAGTGATAGCAGCTTCTGCCCGTGCAACTGCTTGGCAAACCGCAAGTTGTCGAACAGTTCTGCCGTGGTCACACTGCCTTGGGCTTGTCGCGCCTCGATCGCCTTGCCGCTTACCGCGTTGGTCTTGCGCCCCAGTAGCTCATCCGTCACCCCACTGGAGGACTGAATGTGCATGTGGTCGCGTTCCATGAGCATCACATGCGCGTCTGCCATGGCCGCATCGCTGGAAATCTCCAGTTCCGCGCCGCGCCGCTTGACGATGATCGAATCCGGCCGCGCCACTTCCGTGCGCAATTCGTCGATATCCTCGACCGCGCCATCCTCCATCACCACCCGATTCGTGGACAGTACCCACAGCGCTTTCGACGCCCGCTTGTTGTAATCTTCGTTCGAGTCCCTCAGTTGCCGCACCACGCCATACGGCGCGTTATCCCGCCCGCGCCGGAAGCACCACACTGGCGTCATGGGAAACTTGTTGTGCTTGTAAGGACTTTTACCCTGCCACAACAACGCTTTCTCAGTGAACACCGAACAGCGCATTTCCAGCATCATCGTGTCGAACAGGCTTACCGTTTCGGTCTGCACGGCTTCCGCATGGTCCGGTTGCGCCGGGTCGAACGGCTGCCCATTGAGCGGTCCACTGCCCCGCATCACCTGTTTCTTGACCGGCACGGTGTACCAACCCTCGATCAGCCGCACCCGTTGCCGTCGATAGTTGAGGTACGTGGTATCGCTGATGTAACTGCGCCTGTCGAACGTCAATGCCTTGGCCGGATCGCCCTGGCCAATCACGCTGCCCATGTACCAGAATTCTTCTCCCTGCTCATCCATCCCACCGGTCAGAAGATTGGTCGCGGCTTTCACCGCGCCCTCGATGATTTCTTTCCGTTCCGGGAACAATGCTAGGGCGATGTCTTTATCGATCCACTTCCACCGAAACAGATACCGCGCGTCGTTGAAATCCCGCTCCTTGCTGGACGAGTCATAGATCACATTGCGCCACGACTCATACGCCGTGTAGATCGGCTCATCCGACGCATCGCCCCGCACCCCGCATTCCAGCCAACCCAGTCCCCCGATGATGGCGTCCTTGAACGCGGCTGAAATCGCCCACGGTTCGTTATTCACGTCCGCCAGGTACTTCATCAGCGCCGTCTTCACCTCGGCCAGTTCACCGCCCTCGGCATGCCGAGGCAAAATCTTCCAGTCGAATGGCGTGCGTTTTTGGGTTCCGGAAATCCAGTCCACGACCGGCTTGATGAGGTTGAACACTAACGGCCATTGCCCGCGGTCCTTCAGCAGTTCGACATCATCGGGGTCCCATTGAAGGCCGTCATAAAAATCCCAATCCAGCATCATCTGCCAGCGATTGATGGACTGCTTGGTGCGCTCCGCCGTATACCAGTTCATCAGGTCACGATGGATTTGCAGCATTTTGGGCGAATCCAGTTCATGCGCCGGCTGGCCTTCCGTGCCCTTGGAATCAAACTTCTCCGGCAGCCCATACGGGTCCGGTTGCGTTTGCCACTGCGGGTTTTCAATGCCCATGGAGCCCCCGCTGTTGATGGCACGCCATGCCGACGTAATCGGCGGGGTGCACCGTGATATGCTCCCGGTCCTTCGAGTACGGATGCCCGCTCAGATCAGCATCAGCATTCAGACACCGCCCATGCACCATTCCGAACGCGCCGGCCTTGCCCTTCTGCGCATCGGTGCGTTGCCGCTCAAACCACACGCACGTATTGCAGTTGGCCTCATGCGCCTGGAACGCCAGCAGATTGTCCTTCCGCGCCGCCTCATACCCCGGCGCCGCCGGGAACCGGCCCTTGACGCCTGGCACAATGGCCCCGGTCCAGATCACATCCCGCGCCCGCACCCAGGCTCCGGTCCACCAGCATTGATAGATGCTCTCACCCCGCACTCGCGCCACCGGCTCCGTGGTGCGCATGGCCAGCCTCACGCCGGCACCTCGGCCTCAAACACCGTTTTTCCATCGATCTTGATTTCCAGTTCCGCCAGTTGATTCGGCCGCACCAGTTTCGTATCAGCCGGCGGTTCCGGCGGCATCTTCACCAAGTCCTCGGCATAATCCAGAATCAAATCCGCAACCGTCTTGGCCGCGAACCGGTCAGCCCGCGCAAACCCCAAATGTCCCGCCAGTTCCGCCGCCACGCTCACGATGGCCAGCGCAATCGGAAACCCTGTGCTCTCGACGTACCCATGCAACTCTGAGAGTTTCATCACCGCCAGAAATCGCCGGTCATTCGCCCGTGCGAACACATACGCCGGTTCAGTACACTCACCGTCTCGCCGGTCACACCAATTCAGATACAGGTCCACCCCGCCCCGCGTGAATTTCCGGGGGCTCAGATCAAGATTCAGCTTGTAGCTCATAACTCCCTTGCATAAAAAAACCCGCCGTGGCGGGTCAGATCGCTTTGTAATTCCGTGGCCGCGAGCGCTTGATGGACTCGTAGCTCTGATTGCGCATCAACGAAGCCGACAGCGCCAGATACCTGAACGCATCCGCGCCATGGCTTGCCGCATCATGCAGCGGCCGCTTGGCATCGGTCCCATTGACTGGGACGGCCCACCGATACCGCTTCAAACACTCCAGCAATTTTTCCCCGCGCCGCTCATCGATGAACACCCGGGGAAACACCTCCCTGGCCAGCTTGATGCCTGACTCCACCGTCTGCTGTGGCACGCGCTGCGGCTTGCGTCCGACCGCATACAGCACATCCGCGACAGACTGCCCGGTCTGCATCAGCGTGTGAAACCCATCGTGGGGTATGAAGTCATCCCCCCACCGATACGGCAGTTTCTCCAGTTCGCGCACGTACTCCGATAGCGGCCGGTTGTTGTCCTCCAGGTAATCGATCACCCGGATTTCTGACCCCAGCACCTGCACGCAAATAATCGACGTGTTGTCCGCGTGGCCCAAATCCCACACCGTATGCACTGGCAACAATGGATCATGCGGCACGGGCCGCACCCGTCCGGCCGACTCCATCTCCATCACATCCCGGAAGAAGATCGCCCCTTCGACCGCCGGCAAATGCTCACCCTCCCACACATGCGGATACGTCTCCGGGAAACGCGCTTGATGATGTCGCCGTTCGTCGTCCAATTCTTTTGGGAACCACGGGTTATCCCGCCAATTCATTTGCACCGCCACCGTGCCGGGAGGCGGATTCTTCAGGAACCGCACCGAGGTCGGGTCCGACTCCAGTTGCGGGTTCATGGTCAAAATGAACCGCGAGCCTGGCTTGCGGATCGTCGGAATCAACAGCGACCACGACCGCTCCGAAATCGTCTGGGCCTCCTCCACCCAGGCTAGGTCAACACCCTCGAGACTTTTTATCGAATCGATGGTCTGCGTACTCAGCCCCGAGTACAGAAACAACGAGCCATTCCGCCCCTGAATCTGCGTTTCCATTACCCGATAGCAATCCAACAGATTCATTTCCTCGATCACATCCGCGAGCAGACGATGCACCGAATCCCGAATCGAGCGCTGAATTTCCCGGCAACACAACACCCGCAAGGGCTTTTGTGCCGCCATCAGCACCAGCGCCCGCGCCACGGATTGGGATTTAGCCGACCCCCGCCCGCCATGCAGCACGGTATAGCGCTGCGTGCCGAACAGCGCCCTGGCCTTAGCCGGGAACTGCGCCGGCTGGCTCGGGCTCGTCTTCCGTGCTATCGACAAAGCTGACATCAATCATCCGCATCGCATCGGCAAACAAATCCGTTTGCGCATCGTCCACCCGAATCTTCGACCGCGCCGCCGGGGTACAGCCCATGCCGCTCATCAAATCCCGCACCCGCTCATACGCCCATTTCACGTCCAGCTTCAACGCCCCGCGTTTGCGCTCCAGTTGCCCAATCAGCGCTTGCAGCGACTCATTCAGCAGGGATTGCCCATTGCCCAGGTCATCGCCCGCTTGCAACTGCATCAATTGCTCATCCAGCGCTCTAATCGCCAGGCGCGTCTCCCGCATTTCTCCAATCGACTCCGCCAACTCCAGCAGCGCGAAAATGTCGGCCTCTGTCGCTAGATGGCAGTCAATCAGCGGCTCATACAGATGCTTCCACAGCCGCCGCGCTTCTTGCCCGATGAGGTATTCATCTCCCAGCGCCGCCGCCTTGCGCGGTTTCAGAAAAGCCGGTTGCGGCTCAAATGGACTCCGCGGCTCTCGTGTCTTCCG